CACAGGCTCAGGCTATAAGTGGCAAATTGATAGCAGCGGCAACCATACTTTTACTGGCGGTGCCACCTTTAGTAACGGCGTGCTTTTCAACAACGAGGTTACACTCGGAACAGATGGGTCCACTACCAATGCTGGTCGCTTAAGACTAGAGGGCGCGTTTGCTAATACGGGTGCGGCTTCGCACCCTCGACTAACATTCAGTGATGATAACTTTGGTATCGGTGCCGGCGGCTGGGGAGGAACAAGCACTAACGACGACTTGTACTTGTGGGCATATAACGGTGCTGGCAGAAAAATCAGATTCTGTGCTACGTCTGCTGGCTCTCAAGGTGTAGCGAGTGCCTCATGGGTTACCAACGCCACTATTGATCATGAGGGGAACTTCGATCTGCCTCGAGGTGATCTCACCGTCAGCAATGATGTGCTTGTGGGGACTACATCAACTAGCGGGGTTACTGCAGGATCAAATAACGGTGCTTATATTAGCGGCTCAAGTAACAGTGCTTTTTCTAGGTCAACCGCCCTTAATCGCGCTCAGATAGCGTTTTATAATCCAAATGGTTTAGTTGGACAAATTGGGACAAGCGGCTCTGGAACATACTACAACACCTCATCAGACGTTCGCCTGAAGGACAACATCGTAGACGCACCTTCAGCGTCTGCCGACATTGACGCTATCCAAGTACGTTCGTTTGACTGGAAGGTTGACGGGTCACACCAGAAGTACGGCATGGTTGCACAGGAGCTACAGACTGTTGCACCAGAAGCTGTATCAGCACCAGAAGACCCCGAAGAAATGATGGGCGTGGACTACTCCAAGCTAGTCCCCATGATGGTGAAAGAAATTCAATCACTACGTGCGCGTGTCGCTGCCTTAGAGTCAGAAGAGGAAGCCGCATAATGGGAGTCCTCTCAACCATACTAGGTTCCGGCGATGTCATATCGAAAGGCTTAAACTTGATCGATGACATGCATACGTCCCAGGAAGAGGAGATTGTTGCTAAGACAAAAGCAAAGACCGATCTCCTGGCAAGCTATGCCCCTTTTAAGGTGGCTCAGCGATATCTGGCTTTAATCTTTGGTCTGACCTTTGTCGCAAGCTACGTGATGGTCCTGGCGCTTTTCTTCCTCGAGAAGGATGTTGCCCAGGTTCAAGAAATTATTTCAGCATTCAAAATAGATTGGATCATGCTCACGATCGTCGGTTTTTATTTTGGCGGCGGAGCGTTTGAAGGGATCCTCGACAAGAGGAAAGAAAAGTGACCGGGTTTCGATTGCAGACATTTGGGGGCAAGGCTCCCAAGGTTTCCGATCGTCTGTTACCAAATGAGATGGCGACGGTAGCTACCAACTCAAGGCTAGACTCAGGTCGCCTCGAGGCATGGAAAGCAAATGCCAGCGCGTCTATTACGCCGGTAGCGTCCTTCACGATATCTGCAGCAACCAAAACGCTTTTCAAATTTAGCGACTCTATTTGGATTGGTAGCAATGAGGACATCAACATTGTCCGCTCTCCTATCGCTGAAGATCCCCATGAAAGACTTTACATAACCGGGATAGGTGGAGCTTCTGGGTTTCCCAGGATGACCACTGCAGCTCTGGTGGGTAACAGCACGTTCTTTAGATTGGGCATTCCTACACCGGAAGCTTTTGATGCCGTAACAGTGACGGGTACGAGCTCGGTTAGTGACACAGAGGTGCCGCAATCCAGGTCATATATTTTCACTTATGTTTCGGCATTCGGCGAGGAAGGACCGCCCAACACCGCCCTACTCTCCCAGGTAGTCAGCGTGTTCTCAGATCAGTCGGTTATTGTAGATTTCCCGCCCAATCCAAGTGGGGCTTTTAACCTGGCATTCAAGCGCGTGTATCGAACAGACTCAAACGGCGTCTTTCGATTTGTTTCGACTATTGGGCTAAGTAACGACACATTTACTGATTCTGTTGCCGAGCTCAACCTGGGCGAAGAGATACCTACATCCTCGTTTGCAGCACCACCTGATGACACGAGCTCAGAGCACCCAGACGGGCCGCTACAGGGTTTAATCTCTCTACCCAATGGTTTTCTAGCAGGATTCGCTGGACAGACTGTAGCGTTCTCTGAGGCGTTTCAGCCGCATGCTTTTCCGACAGCATTTCGGCTTACTATGAAAAGTGAGATCGTTGCCCTCGCCTCGCTAAATACCGGGGTGCTAGTTCTCACAAAAGAGAAGCCAGCAATCATCCAGGGTATTGATCCTGAGTCTATGGCAATGACTGAGATCGACTCGACTTTGTCATGTGTGGCAAAACGTAGTGTGGTCGATATGGGCGGTTACGTGATGTACGCGAGCCCGGACGGTCTTGTTGCGGCAACAGACAATTCACTGACCCTGGCAACCGAAAGCATTTTAACTCGTGACCAGTGGCAAGCATTGGTGCCCAGTACAATCATAGGGTTTTACTGGGAAGGTCACTACATAGGTTTCTATAACGATGGTACGGAATCTAAAGGATTTATATTTGATCCTAGAGGCGGAAAGAATAGCTATGTGAAGCTCGACTTTCACGCCACTGCAGGATTCAACGACCTCGAGGAAGACGAGCTATACCTGGTAGTCGGCGGCAGTGTGGTCAAGTTTGCAGCTCATGCGAGCAACAAGCTCAGCTATACCTGGCGCAGCAAAAGCTTTTACGTGCCGCGTCCGATAAACCCAGGCGTAGCTAAACTCAATTGCGAGAGTTATTCACCAAACCCAACTTTAAAACTGTTTGCGGATGGTTCTCTCAAGCACACACAGACTGTTACTAATGGTGACACTTTTCGACTGCCTAGCGGTTACAAAGCAAACGAGTTTGAAGTGGAGATCTCCGGCAGCGTAGATGTGAACGAAGTGTGTGTTTACGAGTCAGCGGAGGAGATAGGTGTCCAATAGCGGGAATGCATCTGTCCCGCATCAGTGGACAGCGCAAGAAAAACGTTTCGGCGAAACCATAAAACAGAACCTCGACGTTCTGCAGGGTAACCGCGGAGACAAGCTTGACCGCGCCGTAACGTTTCGGGATCTACTCGATACCGGAATTGTGAAGCTTGCCTCTGGAATAACGAATTTCAACGGGAACGCATCCTCGGTAGTGGTATCTGAAGAGATACCAAATCTAATCATCCCCCCTGCCCCAACAAATCTGACGGCTAGTGGTGCGTTTCAAAACATTATCCTGGCTTGGCAGATTCAGCGATACGTTGGTCATGTCGGCTTTGAGATTTTTAGACACACTAGCGATTCAATCTCGAGTGCTACGCTGATAGCCCAGGTGTCTGGGTTTACCGGTGTTTACTCTGACGCAGTGGGCCCAGGCGCAAACTTTTATTACTGGGTGCGCGCCATCAACCAGAACGGCATCACAGGCCCGTTCAACAGTTCAACCGGTACCCAGGGACAAACTGCCCCGGACGTTGATTTCTTGTTGACTACGTTAACCGGAGCAATCACGTCTAGCCAGCTAGCCAATGCTTTGAGTACGACCATCACTGGTCACACAACTGATATAGCAAATCTTGTTACAACATTCGGCACAACAACGGCAGCGGCGACAAGCGCAGCAAACGCAGCCGCCAGTGAAACTGCTGCGATCGCCGCCCAGGCTGCAGCGCTTGGTGCGGAGACAGGAGCCATAGCTGCGAGAACAGCCGCTATAGGCGCGAAGAACGACGCGATCACTGCAAAAACTGCTGCGCTCCTGGCACAAACAAATGCGGAAACCGCCAGGGATGAAGCCGTTACGGCGAAAACTAGTGCCGAAACAGCTCAAGCTGGAGCCGAGACTGCGCAAACAGCGGCGTCAACTTCTGCTACCGGAGCTGCTGGATCCGCCTCTTCTGCAACATTGAGCGCAACCGCCGCGGCTAATAGCGCCACTGCAGCGGGAAATTCAGCCGCCGCGGCATCAACAAGCGAATCAAACGCGAGTACGTTTGCGACCAACGCACAAACATCTGCGACTGCCAGTGAAACGGCTAAAACGGCAGCGGAAACGGCGCAATCTGCCGCAGAGACTGCAGAAACAAACAGTGCTAGTAGTTCTACTTCAGCGGCTGGCTCCGCATCTAACGCTGCAACATCTGCCAGTAACGCAGCATCAAGCGAGAACGCTGCTGGTACTTCAGCTACGGCTGCAGCAAACAGCGCGAGCAGCGCAAGTACGTTCGCTACCGATGCACAGACCGCAGCTACAGCCAGTAACACCGCAAAACTTGCAGCAGAAACCGCTCAGTCAAACGCGGAAACTGCTGAAACCAACTCTGCATCAAGTAGCACCAGTGCGGCGGGACATGCCAGCAATGCAGCTACGTCCGCAACTAATGCGGCTAATAGCGCCACTGCTGCCGGCAACTCAGCTAGCGCTGCTTCAACAAGTGAGAGCAACGCTGCCACATCCGCCACTAATGCAGGAACCTCAGCAACTGCTAGCGAAACTTCTAGGGTTGCTGCTGAAACAGCCGAGACCAATGCAGCTAGTTCGGCAAGTGCAGCATCGACTAGTGCTAGCAATGCATCCGCCAGCGAGACCGCCGCCGGTGCTTCAGCCACTGCAGCCGACACTGCAAAAACCGCAGCTCAGACTGCTCAGTCTAACGCCGAGTCGGCGGAAACAAATGCTGCCACCAGCGAAACTAATGCGGCTGGATCAGCCTCATCAGCTTCGACTAGTGCAACCAACGCGGCGAATAGCGCAACGGCGGCTGGTAACTCTGCGACTGCTGCGAATACGAGTGCATCCAATGCTTCTACCTCAGCAACCAACGCCGGCACATCCGCAAGTGCTGCGTCTGCAAGTCAGACCGCAGCGAGTACATCAGAGACCAACGCTGCTAATTCAGCCAGTGCTGCATCTACATCAGCATCGAATGCTTCTGCATCTGAAACTGCAGCGGGTCAGTCAGCTTCAACTGCAAGCGGACACGCCAACACGGCTTCAACAAAAGCTGGAGAGGCGAGTACTTCCGCAAGCAATGCAGCGACATCAGCTACGGACGCAGCCGGTTCTGCAACCGCAGCGGCGAGCACAGTAAATGGCTTGGCTGCGCGTTTGAATGATGTGAACGATACGGGCAGTGGCGATGCTGTTACGGTAGAACAAGCTTATTCAGCTACGGCATCAAATGCCGGGAACATCACAAGCTTGCAGGGGCAGTACACCGTCAAGATTGACAACAACGGTGCGGTATCCGGGTTTGGTTTAGCAAGCACAAATGTAAACGGCACTATTGTCTCCGAGTTCATCGTGAACGCAGATCGATTCGCGATTATGGACCCCGGGACTACGCTGACCAACGGCGCCGGTAACCACAACGCTAACGTGCCCTTTATCGTCCAATCGAGTGCGACAACAATAAATGGCGTAAGCGTCCCTGCTGGCGTGTATATGACCGATGCGTTTATCCGTAACGGTTCGATCGTCAACGCAAAGATAGGCGATGCCGCGATTGATAATGCAAAGATCTCTAGCCTAAGCGCGGATAAGTTGACCGCAGGAAAAGTCAGTACTTCTCTCCTCAATATAGATGGCGCCACCCTGACATCCACCGTAAACGATCAGGGTGTTTCGGTGTTGCAAATTGCTGACTTAGCCGTCACAAACGCCAAGATAGCTAATGCCACGATTGAAGAGGGGAAGATCAAGAACTTGGCGGTCTCGACACTGAAGATTCAAGACCAAGCGGTCACTATCCCGGTAAGCAATATTACGGTAGCGGATCAATCTCTCACGCAAGGCGGAGGTTTTCAAACCGTGCAAACCATAACGCATGTTGCTACGGGGGCTCCGGTAGAAATCGCGGTAGGGTTTAGAGCGCGTAGTCAAACTGGCAGCTCTGGTAGGTTGGCTTTTTTTGCTATCTTTCGAGGATCTACGCAAGTTTTTAACTCTGGAAATTTTTATATTCCAGGGACCAATGGCGCAATTCAGTCGTTTCTTTTTTCCGAAACTCCTCCCGCAGGGACGTATACATATACGTTGCAAGTTGCGCCGGGAGCTCTGGGGAGTAGCAACCTTCTCGTGAGCAATGCTTATTTGCGAACCCTTGAGACTAAGAAATGAAACAATTTGTCATTTACAACAATGAAGGAAAGATACTTCGAACTGGAAGCTGCCCTGATGACATGTTTGATATCCAGTGCGGCGACAATGAATCAATCATCGAAGGGACTGCGAACGATGATATGCAACACGTTGTTGACGGTGTCGTTGTGGATAAACCCGCTGCGACCTTTGCAGAAAAAGTGTCGTTTGCAGCGCTTGAGCTTAGGCAAATACGGAATGAGCTTTTACGAGATAGTGATTGGACGCAGATGACCGACTCGCCATTATCAGATTCAAAGAAAAATGAATGGTCAGCGTATCGGCAATTGTTGAGAGATTTACCGGCGGATCATGAAGATGTGACCAGTATTAGCGAGGTAAATTTTCCGGGCGCGCCGACATAAAAAAACATGAAAAATCAAGTCTTTTTCGATAGAATTGAAAAATAGATATGGCTCTCGAATTTCAAGATGTCAGGGATCATTGGGAAACGATCAAGCCAGGTATCATTGAGTTGCGTAAGAGCTACTCACACGATTGGAGACTCGAAGATGTGTATGCATCTTTGTTGAATGGAAAGTCTCAACTCCTTATGGATTTTGCACGGACGCCAAACGGCTTTACGGTGGTTCAGTCTGTGCCGATCCCATTTCAAAACGCACAGAAAATGCTGATCTGGCTGGCTTACGATCCAGTTGAAGGAAGCGCAATCACCTACGCCGATGAACTCGAAGCGCTCGCTCGAGAAACAGGGCATAAGCAAATCGAGTTTTTAACGCCACATGAGCGTCTCTGGGAACTAGGAAAAAGTTTCGGATACGAATTCAGGTGGGCTGTTTTAAACAAAAACTTAACAGGTGATGCAGATGGGCGGAGGCGACCCGAAAGATCCTAAAGAAGCCGAATCAAGGCTAGCTTTGGCGCAACAAGCCGCTGTCTCTCTCAGACGGTACGGCGAAGTTTTTGTGCCTCTCGAGAACATGATGATTGCTGATACTCAGCGGTCACTGCAGTCAGATGCTTATCAAGCTCCAATGACCAGGGT